CAAATGGAATATTTGAACTTAAAAGTAAAAGGAAATGAATGTACTAAGCTTATTCAATGGGATGTCAACAGGTCGACAAGCCTTAGAAAATCAAAACTTTCAAGTTGATAAATACTATTCGAGTGAAATTAAGCCGTATGCAATTAAATTAACTCAATTTCATTATCCTGATACTATTCAAGTCGGTAATATTTTAGAATGGAAAACGTGGGATATTGTATGGCATGAAATAGATTTGATTTTAAGTGGTTCACCTTGTCAAGATTTAAGTGCCGCTGGAAAAAAAGCAGGAATTAACGGTGCAAAATCTAGTTTGTTTTTTGTGTTTATTGAAATCTTAGAATATATTAACCAGGAGAGAAAAAAACAAGGTAAAGAAGATGTTTTATTTTTTCAAGAAAATGTTGGGAGTGCTAATAAATACGATGTTGGGGTTATTTCTAGAGCGTTGGGAGTTTATCCATGTAGAATGAATAGTTCACTTGTAACGGCTCAATTACGTGATCGGTATTATTGGAGTAATATAAAAACAAAAGAATTACTTTTTGATATTGTTACGGATTTCCCAGAGCCTAAAGATTTGAAAATTCAATTTAAGGACATTATTACAAGTGGGTTTGTTGAAAGATTAAAATCAACTGCATTATTAGAGGGTTATGTTGCAAAAAACACTTACAAAGATGTAAACTCAGAAGCTTCTCAAAAACACTTAAAAAAACGTGATAAAATGGGAATGCGCCCCGTTGTTTACGTTGATAAAGACAAACATTCCTGCCTAAACACAAAAAGCGGTGAACAATCTAATAACCAATATTCATTAAAACATAGAAACGAAACAACTGGAATGATAACATTAATTTATGAAGTTGAAAATGAACTATTTTGTAAAACAAACACAATCAAATCATTCGAGAAAATAGAAGAAAATGATGTTATCGATCTAAGTTTTCCGAAATCAACTACTAGAAGAGGGCGTGTTAATAAAAAGAAAGCACCTTGTTTAATGGAATCGAATAATGATTTGTACACACTTCAAAACGCAAAACTTAGAACGGTTAATAAAGTTGAAATGTGTAGGTTACAAGGATTCCATGACGATTACTGCGACATCTTGTCAACTCGTCAAGCTGGTAGTTTACTTGGTGACGGCTGGACATTACCAATGATTGAACACTTTTTTAGTTTTTTACCTTCAAAATTCAAGAAATCAATAATAAAATAGTGATAGCACGAAAATTTTAAAACCAATTACAATGAAAAAAGAAGAAATAGAATTGAATTTAGAGTTGAAACGCTCTATTATTCGGCAAAATCTATATTTTTCAATGAATGGTAACGAACTAACACTAATCTAATGCAAGTACTAAAACAGAATGATTGCTTTATCGGTGGTACTGAAAAGCAGTATAAGGAATTGGCTAAGATTAATGAATCGGACACTAAATACTTTATCAGTAATTGTCTTATTCGAGGCAATAAACTGACTTTTGCAGAATTTACAGAACGATTGAAAAATACCGTAGGAATTTAACTTGTCGTTAATATTTTAGGTAAGAATAGCCGTGCAGAAATGTACGGCTTTTGTTATTTAGAATGATTCTTAATAGTGTTTAAAAGTGTTAATTTCGTCATTTTTAGTAAAACTTTATCCTACTTTTTACAATGTTTTTCCTAACTTATTCTGAGGTGGGCTATACGTTTCAGACGTTTAGGAAAAAGTTTTTGTCAAAAATTGGGTTTATTTTTTTTAGGGACTTTTATTTTTTTTTCAAAAAAAAGCCAAAAGTTTTTCCTAAACGTCTGAAACGTATAGCCCACCTCAGAAAAAGTTAGGAAAAAGTTAGGAAAAACAAGTAAAAAGTTTTGTCTTATTTAGAATTAGAATAAATAATAAAATTTGTACTTGTAATAAAAATAAATTGTTAGTTTTGCTTAACGTAGTTTCTGAGGCATCAGAATTAAATGAGGTTGATCGTGTCCTGCTACGTTATTTTTTTAACACACGATATTAAAACACACGGTAAATGAATAAAAACAATTCAAAGCCTTTTTGGGCGACAACACAAAACGGAACTGTTTATCTTGATAACTTCGAGTTTAAGACATTCCTTCAATCTGAGAATTTCTTTAAGAATAAGCCGAACAAAAATAGTTCGTTTAATATTATTCGTAAAACAGATATTTTCTTAAAAATTTATGATGAATTTGATGTAAAGGATTTTGTGCTAGATTACATTCAAGCGAATGATTTAGGTAAAACACCTTATAATTTAATGACTGGAAAAGCTTCAATCTTTACACGTCAATATTTATCAATGATTGATAGCCAAGAAATTCAAACTTTAAAAGATAGCAAAGATATTGCCTATATTCTTTATTTAAATGGAGTTTTAGAAGTTACGAAAGACAAATCAACACTTAAAAAATATAAAGATTACGGTTTAAATATTTGGGAAGACCAAGTAATCAAACGAAACTACATTGAAAGCGACCATCACGAAAGTGAGTTTAGGACTTTTATTTGGAAAATTGCAGGGGAATCAGTTGAACGGTATAATACTTTTCAATCAATCATTGGTTACTTACTTCATTCATATCGAATGAGAGAAAATAAAGCAATCATTTTAAACGATGAAGCAATAAGCGAAGATCCAAATGGTCGAAGTGGTAAGGGTTTATTTTGGAATGCTTTATCTAACATGAAGAAAGTAGGTAGTTTAAATGGTAAATTCTTTGACTTTAAAAGTCAATTTCCTTATCAATCTATTTCTACTGATTGTCAAATATTAGTTTTTGATGATGTTAAAAAGAATTTTGATTTTGAGAATCTGTTTAGCGTAATTACTGAAGGCATAGAAATAACGTACAAAGGTAAGGACACTATCAAGCTCCCATTAAATGAAAGTCCAAAGGTTGTAATTACCACTAATTACACATTAAAAGGTAAAGGTGGTTCACATGACGCTAGAAGATTTGAGGTTGAATTAAGTCCTTTTTTCTCTAGTAGCTATACTCCAGAGGATTTATTTAAACATAGATTGTTTGACGATTGGGACGATAAAGAGTGGGCTAGATTTGATTGTTACATGACCGAGTGTCTAAAGAAATACCTATCAAACGGTTTAGTTTCTTATAACGCTATAAACCTACCATTTAAAAGAATGGAATCGGAAATAGGTAAGGAGTTGCTTGAATGTATTACAACGATTAAAAAAGGCGAATGGATTGATTTTACTTCATTCTATGAAGTTTACTTGTCTTCTATTCCTAAAAAATGGAATGCAAAAACAAAAAATGCAGTAACCATTGATTTAAAAAAGTACTGTAAATTCTATTTATTTGAATTTGATAGTGCAGTTTCAAATGGTGCAAAACGTTTCAAGATATCAGAGCAAATTGTTAACCCTCAAACTTTAGACGTTTGGAGTGAAATCGAAAATAATTTAGGTTTATAATATTTTTATTATGTATATTTGTATACATATCAGTGCAGAGATATTGAAGAAATTATTAGAAAAGCTTGTAAATTAGTAGGACTGCACTCTGAAAGTTTACAGGCTTTTCCTATTTAAAATAGTGCAGTATGAAAGAAAAATGGAAGGTAATTGAAGGATTTGAAAATTATGAAGTTTCAAATTTTGGTAGAGTAAAATCTTTAAAACGAAAAAAAGAAAGAATATTAAAATTTTCACTTGATACTCATGGTTATTATATTCTTTCTTTATATAAAGAAAATAAAGCAAAAACAAAACAAGTTAGTCAATTAGTTGCTATTGCTTTTTTAAATCATAAGCCGTGTGGTTATGATTTAGTTGTTGATCACATAGATAACAATCCTTTAAATAATAATTTAGATAATTTACAAGTCATCTCTAATAGAGATAACTTATCGAAAGATAAAAAAGGATTTTCAAAATATACTGGAGTTTCATTTAAAAAAGACATAAATAAATGGCAATCAAGAATTTGTATAAATGGTAAATCAAATTATTTAGGAGTCTTTAAAACAGAATTAGAAGCGAGTAATGCCTATAAATTAAAATTAAAAACATTAGACAATGGAATCAATTAAAGAAATAAAAGCAGAATTAGATAATGAGATTCTAACTTATTGCGCTTCGAAAGGAATGGATTTTAGTAATATTATAGAGATTGAATTTCAGAAAGCTAATATTTATCTTAATAAGATGCTTTTAAAGTCTGAGAGGGCTTTAATGAATGAACAAGCAAACGACTTACCGAATGAGTTACGTATTAAAATGCTTGAAGATACTTTTTTTCAGCTTAAAATAATTCAAGAACGATTCATAAAGCAAAATGAAACGATTAAACGCCAAGAATTATTGATAAAGAACTTGCATGAGAAGTTTGATTTCTTTAAGCAATCTTATAAGAAATGAAATTAAGACAATATCAAATAGATAATTCAGAGAAAGGAGTTAAAATACTTCGTGAAAAAAGAATAGTGTACTATTCGATGCAAGTTCGTTGTGGTAAAACGGCAACAGCTTTGAATACAGCTAAATTATTTGGGGCTAAACGTGTCCTTTTTCTCACTAAGAAAAAAGCAATCAAAGGGATTCAAGAAGATTATACCAATTTCGGTTTTGATAATAACTTTGAATTATTCGTTATCAATAATGAATCAATGAAACTTGCTAAAGGTCAATTTGATTTAGTTATCCATGATGAAAGTCATCGTTTTGGATCATTCCCAAAACCATCAAACGGTTGTAAAGAATTTAAATTAAGATTTTCAAGATTACCAATGATTTTTTTATCTGGTACACCAACACCCGAAAGTTACTCTCAGGTGTTCCATCAATTTTGGGTGTCAATTTATAGCCCATTTGGAACAGATAATTTTTATAAGTGGGCAAAAAAATATGTAAATGTTAAACAAAAGCATTTAGGTTTCGGGGTTATAAATGACTATTCAGATGCTAATAAAAAAGAGATTGACTTAATTACTAAAGATTACTTCATTTCATTTACCCAAGAAAATGCTGGATTTAAAGCTGTAATTGACGAGCAAGTTTTGATTTGCAACTTAAACGAAAAGACAGTTGAAATAATTAAACGCCTGGAGAAAGATTTGGTTGTTGCTGGTAAAAATGAATCAATAATAGCCGATTCAGGAGCAAAATTATTAAGCAAATTGCACCAGCTTTGGAGCGGAACAATTAAATTTGATAGTGGAAATAGTCAAGTAATTGATTATTCAAAAGCAATGTTTATTCAGGAACGATTCAAGGGACAAAAAATAGCAATCTTCTATAAATTCAAAGCTGAACTTTTAGCACTTCAAGAAGTTTTTGGACAAATTTTGTCCACAGATTTAACTGAGTTTGATAATTCAAATAAAAATATTGCCTTACAAATTGTTTCAGGGCGCGAGGGAATATCGTTAAAAAATGCTGAATATCTTATTTATTATAATATTGATTTCTCAGCTACTTCTTATTGGCAGTCAAGAGATAGGCTAACAACGATTGATCGTTTAGAAAATAAAGTATTCTATGTATTTTCAAATGGAGGAATTGAACATAAAATATTTAAAGCAGTAAAATCAAAAAAGAGTTACACAACATCATATTTTTTAAAAGAACATGGCTTCAAATTTCCAAACTAAAATAATTAAAGAGTACGAAAATAGAGGGTATTTAGTACTAAATGTAATTCGATTTTCAAAGAATGGATTTCCTGACCTTCAATGTTTAAAGGATGGCCGCACAATTTGGATTGAATGTAAAGAGAAAAAGGACAAATTAAGTCTACTCCAAAAAGTAAGGATAGACGAGCTTATTAATAATGGATTTGAAGCGTTTTGTGTTCAAGAATCAGTTGGACAAATTTATCCAATTGCACAGGATTCATCGAGTTTAAAAATGAAGTAGACGAATATTTAAAAGGAATTACCACTCATAACTAATCCCAACCGTTCAACATAATATTGTACGAAAACAAGTAAACAAATAGTAACTTTATAATAAAAATACGACATGAAAAAAACAGAACAAGATTTTACAGAAGAAATTAAAGCTAAAATCCCAACTTATCAATCTAAATGTATGGATTTAAGCGGAACAGTTGAAAGTAGTACAAAGTATATTGAAAAAATATATGAACTATCTGGGCAAAGAAAGCCGTTAATTTTTTACGCTGAAAATATCACAGAGTACAAAATACTATTCGAAATTATTCCTAATTTATTAGGTGATAAAAATCTTTACAGTTCGCTTGCCAGTTCGCTTGCCAGTTCGCTTAGAAGTTCGCTTGACAGTTCGCTTGACAGTTCGCTTGACAGTTCGCTTAACAGTTCGCTTTACAGTTCGCTTAGAAGTTCGCTTGCCAGTTCGCTTGCCAGTTCGCTTGCCAGTTCGCTTGCCAGTTCGCTTGACAGTTCGCTTGCCAGTTCGCTTGACAGTTCGCTTAACAGTTCGCTTGCCAGTTCGCTTAGAAGTTCGCTTGACAGTTCGCTTGACAGTTCGCTTGCCAGTTCGCTTGCCAGTTCGCTTGCCAGTTCGCTTAACAGTTCGCTTGCCAGTTCGCTTAACAGTTCGCTTGACAGTTCGCTTAACAGTTCGCTTGCCAGTTCGCTTGACAGTTCGCTTAGAATTGAATTAAATAAAAATAAACAGCGTTCAGTTTGGGCGTGGTATTGTTCAGTTTATTCAAGAGTTTATTTAACGTGGTATAAATTTATTCAAGATGAATTCAACATTGAACACGATTTAAAAGATACTTTAAATGAGCTTTATAATTTATCAATGGATAGTATTATTTCTCGATGTTGGTTTACTGAGTCGTATGTTTTGGTATTAAAAAATCCATCTAAAGTAAATTTTGTCAACGATCAATTACACAATGTACACGGTGCTTCTTATGAATATCCAAACGGTGAAAAATATTACCATGTGATAGGTAGAGAAATTTCAAAAGAAGTATTTGATAAGATTACAGATAAAACTTACACACCGTCCGAATTTTTCAAGACAGAAAACGAAGATGAGAAAGCTGTGTGTATTGCAATGATGCAACAATTGCACGGTGACACTCATGTATTTGACTTTTTCAGAGAAGTAATGCAAGAGGTTGATACTTATACCGATGTTAAGGATAAAAAGTACTTAGAAGGCACTACAAATGGAATGAATATAGGAGTGTACACGTTATTCAAAGGTAATGTAGAAAATACCGAAATAAGCTATGTTAGATGTTATTGTCCGTCAACAGATAGAATATTCTTTTTAGGGGTTGAGCCGAAATACAATAATGCAAAGGATGCGATTGCTTCATTGTGCAAAATACCTAAGCAATTAATACCTTATGTTAAAGAAATTTCTAGGCAAGGAGAAAGATACTCTTTGATTTTCAATGAGTTAGGTAGAGAATTGTTAATCTCAAATAATATAAATTTTAATGATTTATCAAATTTTAAAGGCGATGATTATTTTGATAAAATAAAGTATGAATATTAACGTCACGTGTAATTGTTTATTATTATAATTTTATAATACAAGAAGATGAAAAATGCGCAGAATTATTAAAAAAAAACATATTCAAAAATTTTAATTTAAAAACAAATAAATATGAACACAACAGTAAGAGTAAATGTAGCACCTTCAAGCGATGAAGGGCATTTTGTAGAAGGAAAAGTACAAGTGTTAATGCTTGACGAAATAACAGAATCATTTAGAGTAATTGGTAACTCCGAATTAGTAACAAAAAATCACACAACACTTCAAATGAAAGAAGATTGCTTAATTGTGTGCCAACAGGTTTACAATCCATTTACGCAATTAATGGAACGAGCGAGAGATTAAATTTTAAAAGGCTCATTTTAACGGTGAGCCTTTTTTACCATTCATAATTAATATTCACCACTTATCATAATTCAAGATACATCCATTCATAACGGTTGTAACTTCACTAAAAAATACGAAACATGGAAGAGTTAAAAAACCTAGCAGAAATTTTGATTAGTAATCTAGAAGTTCTGAAAATTCAAAAAAGTTTGTTTGAGTTAATGAAAAAAATGAGTTCTATAACCGAAAAAGAATTAAAAGACAAAGCGACTGAAATACTAATGTGCGAAGTTGCTATTCAAATTGCGTTAAACGATGTTAAAAAATACGAGATATGAATAAATTAACACACTTCAAAAAATTACGCAATCCAAACTATATTGGATCGTATGAATTAATGGTAGACGAAAACACGTCAATCGAGAAAATTGTTACCATTGACAAAGTCATAACAGAGCTTGTCCAAAATGGTGACAAGAAAGAAATGATGATGGTATGCTATTTCAAAGAATGTAAGCCAGCCATTCTAAACAGCACCAACGCAAAATCAATATCAAAGGCTTTGCAATCTGATTTTATTGAGAATTGGCAAGGTCGACAAATTTGTTTATTCGTAGCCAAAATCAAAGCATTTGGAGAAATGCATGACGCTTTAAGAATAAAATCTGTTGACAAAGTAAAGCAATTGCCAGTACTTGTTTTAAATTCTGAAAACTTCATTAAATGTAAAGAAGCAATCGGAACGGGTTACACAATAGACCAAATTAAAGCGAAATATACACTATCAAAAGAAGTAGAAAATGCACTTATTTAAAGCTAGACCGAGCCAACTAGGTAAAATAATGGGTAACGCTAAAGTTAAAGGTGAACTTTCGGCTGGATGTATTACCTATCTTAAAGAATGGTATGCCGAACAAATGTATAGTGACCGAGAAGAAATACATTCTAAGTATTTAGATAAAGGAAATGCGTCCGAAATTGAAGCTATTGATGTTTGCGCTGAACGTTTCAACCTAGGAATACTCAAAAAGAATGAAACGACCTATTCGAATGATTGGCTAATCGGAACGCCTGACATTATTTGCGATTACATTATAGATGTCAAGTGTTCATGGAATGGCAAATCGTTCTTAGAAGCTATTACAAACCCAATTAACAGCGATTACGAATGGCAATTACACGGTTATTTATGGTTGACTGACAAAGAAAGTGCTAAACTTGTTTATTGCTTACTCGATACGCCTGAATGGGTTAATTATGGAATTGACGTTTATTATTCAAATACAATAAACGAAAGATTCTTTTCACTTGACGTTTTAAGAAATGAAGATAAAATAGAACAGATCAAATCTAAGGTTATCAAATGCCGTGAATGGTTGGATGAATACCATTTGCAAATCAAAGCATTATTAAACCTTTAAACAACTCATCAAGTTATACAACCGTTCGTCATAATTACGATTTAAAACAAGTAAAACATATGTATCTTTGAGCATTTCAAAACACAAAAAATACGAAATATGAAAGCAAAATTTGACATCAAAAAAAAAGCAATTAAATACGACTTATAAAACACATAAAACACATGAAACGAATAAGACTAAAGGATTTACATCCAAACACAGACAAAATACTATTTCACACTTCAACGCCTTACAAAGCACCGTACACGCTTGAATATAGAGGTCTTGACTTTGAAGTAATCGATATTGAGATTACCGTTAATTGGATAAATGATGAGTTTGAATTTGAAGCTATTCGAGTTCCAGTTATAACCATCGAAAAACTTACTATACATCATTGCGACATTGACGGTAATATTTCAGAGGTTATAATAGCAGATAGCGACGTATGTATGTTGTCCGAGTATTTGAGTAGTGAATTTGAATGGTTATGAAAAACGAAAAAACATCAGTACTTGTATTATTCATTTGCTCATCTTCAATTTTCATTCTTTGTATGTGGGCAATTCTTAACGGGTTGCCTACTAAAAATAAAGTGACTATTGAAAAGAAAGTTTACAAGTACAAAAAGGTTGAAGATTGGAACTTAACCGAGATAAGCAATAGTAAACGATTGTATTATGAACAATTATAACACAAACTAACCGATCGTTATAATGGCGGTTATAATTAAAAATAAACCTATAAGTTGATATTATGGACAAGATGAATAAGAAGATAATTTACTAAATCATTAACAAGATGAACTACCGAAACGAACAAGACGAAAAATTCTATTTCAAAACATTTATCAAAGCAGTTAAAATCTTTCTAATTGGTTTTACAATTATTTCCGTTACCTTTACAATGCTATTTTTAATCGGTTTAATTGTTAACGAAAAATGACATTGATTCTTACTTCACATCTAATTGGAAAGACATCCAAATAGTTGTTAAGCAAAATGCGCCAAAATGCGCTACGAAGAATCCAACCGACATAACCTCAGATATTTATTTAATATGTATTGAAAAATCCAGCAAGATTAAATCACTTGCTGGATTTATTCGTATATTAGCATCTAATATTTATAGATGGCAAAAATCCGATTTCAATATAAATAACAAAATAGTCGCAAACGAAATTGAATTTAACACCACTTATGATGATAATGATAATGAGAGATTTCAAAACAGAATTTTCGCACTTGAAAAATATAAACTAAATGCAAAAACTCACGAGAAAATCTTCCTAGAAACATACATCAACAAAAATATTAGAACAGTCAGGGGAATTGAACAAGAATTAGGAGTATCATTCCACGGCGCATACACATTAATCAAGGATTTTAAACGAAAAATAAAAGAATATGAAAGGCAAGAATAAACTGAAATCAACAACCGAAGTTGAACAACCGAAAGTTAACCTAGAAAATTTATCACTAAAGGAACTTCGTAAACTTTACCCAAATGTTAAAGCAACTTCAAAACAAGAATTTTTATCAACAATACCTAAATAAGATGTTTAAGCTGAAACTAAAAAAAGGAGAAACGGCAACAATTAAAAAACGTAACGGTTTTATTTTGAAGCTAATCGGTGGAAATGACTACGATCAACATACGCTCGAATTTGTCCACACTCACGGATTCACAAATCTTGTAGCAAAACTAAAACACAAGGATAAAGATATCGAAATTGATCTAACAATTAAAAAAGATTAATCATGTGGAAAGGAATAATAATAATAATAACAATTCTGTTGGCTTCATGTTCTGAAGAACCAATAACACCAACAACGAATAATACTTGCACGTGTGGCGAAGTGACGAACATCAATCAATATTATCCGAACACATATTTTACGTACACAATAAAAAACCATTGCTCTGGAAATTCAAGGCAATACGATAGTACTGTGTACATTGACTACGGGCTTGACATTTGTTTAACAAAATCTTGGTAAATGCATCCAACTAGAATTTTTAAAACACCTGAAAGTCTTATAGACGTTTGGGAAAAATATAAAACGGATCTAAAACAAAAAGCATTCGAATGGCCAAAAATTCAATACGTTGGTAAAGACGGTGAAAGGGTGGAGGATTTTCCTGTTCTTCCATTGACATTTGAGGGGTTAAAACGTTTTTGTTGGGAAAAAAAAATAGGATGTGTTGAGCAGTATTTTACAAACCAAGATGATTGTTATGGTGACTTTATTGGCGTCTGTTCGTGTATAAAGAACGAAATACGAGAGCATCAGATAACAGGAGGGCTAATCGGTAATTTCAATCCATCTATTACACAGCGTTTAAATGGACTTGCTGACAAAACAGAACTTGACGTAAAAGGAGAGCCACGAATCTTTAACGTATAAATGGCTTTTGCTGTAACGACTGCCTTGCGAAAAATGTTAGCTATGACTGCTCGTAAAAAAGTAGTACAGGGAGCAACATCGAGCGGTAAAACATACGGCATAATTCCAATCTTGTACGACAAGTGCCTAGCAACTCCACGTATAAAAGTTACAGTTGTCGCGGAAACATTACCAGCCGTTAAAGAGGGGTGTGTTGACATCTTTAAAAACTTCATGATGGAAGAAGGAAGATGGAATGATGCACAATGGAATGCAACGGATCTAATTTACAAGTCATCAAATGGCAGTCGTTTACAATTCAAATCATTCGACTCGGTCGGTAAAGCAAAGTCGGCTGGTAAACGTGAGGTGTTATTCTTAAACGAGGGTAATCATATTCCTTATCCTATTGCAGATGCTTTAATTATTCGTAGTCAGGAGGTGTGGATAGACTTCAATGCCGATTCAGAATTTTGGGCTCACACGGAAATATTACAACAACCATCAAGCGAGTTCTTAAAGCTTACATATCTTGACAATGAAGCAATTCCAGAGTCAACATTTGATGATTTAATGTACAAGAAATCGAAAGCGGAAGACGAAGATAATAGAGGTTGTCGGGGTTATTGGTGGAATTGGTGGCAAGTGTACGGACTTGGTGAAATCGGCAATCTACAAGGCGTCGTATTTTCAAATTGGACTTCAATTAAAGAAATTCCTTCACACGCAAAACTTATTGGTTACGGGCTCGATTACGGTTATAGAAATGACCCAACAGCATTGACGGCTATTTATTACGCTGACAATATTTATTACCTTGACGAGTTGATTTACAAAACAGGACTATTGAATAAAGCAATATCGGACGAAATGACTAGATTAGGAGTTGATAGATTCACATCAATAACAGCCGATAGTGCTGAGATGAAGTCAAATGATGAATTACTTACTTATGGATGGCGTGTTATTGATGCGAAAAAAGGACAAGATTCGATCGTTTATGGAGTTTCCAGAATGCAGGAGCTTGACATTCGAGTTACCGAAAGAAGTTTGAATTTAATAAATGAATTTCGTAATTACACATGGGCAACTGATAGGGATGGTAAGCCGACAAATAAGCCTATTGACCGTTACAATCACGGAATAGATGGGGTTAGGTATCACTTCCAAACAAATGTAGCTGACCCTAATGCACCAAGATTTTTTGTATAGTTCGTTAACAAGTGTTGAAATCTATCCACTTAAATTATGGCTAGTAAACAAGATGTTTGGCAACGTAAAGCAACGGCAACTAAGGTGTTTAATTCTGAGATAAAAAAGGAAATTATACGCCAAGATGCTATTGACACAGGACGTATGCGGAATGTAAGTAAAATTGTCAACGTCAAATGGAACGAGCAAAAAGACGATATTACGCTAGATATTGACTCAACTTTCTATTACCAATTTGTCGATGAAGGAAAGAGTAAGAAGTGGAAAAGTGGCAGAGTGAATAGAAATATCACTAAAGCATTTATGAAGCGCGACAAGGTACTCGACCAAATAGAAAAGTTAATAGTTGTTATTTTTGAATACAGAATAGACCAACAATTTGAAGCAATAAAATGATTACAGAAATAGCATCCCCTAAATTTTTGACCCCAGCGCATAATAATATGTACTACTATTTTGACTCGAGCAGCAAAACTGAGTTAGGATTCAGATACATTGTAAATGTTATTGATTACCAAACAAGTGAAATCATTGGAACGTATAAACTAAAGCCTATACCTACATCATTGTACGGTGAGGTTGACATAGCAAAGGTTATCAATTCTACTCTTTATCCTGACTTTCAAATAGCAATTACAAATTATACGGCTCAAGGTCATTTACTACATTATTATCTTGAGGTGAATGAAGAGTATTTTGTTACTACATCATTTACCGATTACGGTTACGCTGGTAGTGGATGGGCAAATTACACGAATCCAATTGTCAATCCAAATGGATTCTCAAGAACGATGTTGATACAATCAACGTTACCACCTTATGTTGCTGGAGATGTTATTCTTGTAACTCAAACACCAAGTGCAAATTACCGAGCAGAGTTGGAAGGTGTACATACTGTTTTGGATGTATTTTTAAGCTTGGGTATTTATTATACTGTTTTGGATTTGAATTGGATAGGATCAGGACTTGCAAGTGCTGGCGAATCATCATACGCTGATGGGCAAAAATCAATTATACCCGGAATAATAACACACCTCCAATATGCTTTTAATGGGGCTTTTGGATTTGTTCCTTTTCAATCGTACTCTCACACCAGTTATATTTTAGGAGGATCAGGGAAACAATTTATCACAACATTATCAACTAAAATACAACCGAGAATAAGTCGAATGATACCTACTTTTTTTCAAGTATTTAACCAAACGGCAGATACTTTATATCTTGTATTTAATCTTGATGGTTCATTTTACCGTTATCCTTTTACTTGCAATGGCGTTATTGAGCAAATAAATGTGTTGCCTAGTGATTCTAATTTGGTAGAATTTTATAGCGGTGCTTGGGTTGCATTTGCTGGAGGTCTTGACATGACAAATATTGATACATACACTATTCAAGTGAAGGATGTTATAGATACTCCTTTGTCGCAATTATTCAATATCACTTTATACTCCGAAGAAGATTGCCACACTACTTATGATTTGACTTTTATGGATAGGTTAGGATCATGGATAACACTACCATTTTACAAAGGTAGCTACATGAATCAAGATGTATCTAAGGAAAATATACGCACAAAATTCGGGGAGTTATCCGAGGGGGCGTGGGGTTATAAATCACAAGATCGAGGGTTAACTACTTATTCGGTTGAAGAAACAATAACATACACCGTTAACTCCCAGCATTTAACAGAGGGTGAAGCGCAATATTACAAAGAGTTATTGTCTTCCCCTAGTGTGTTTTGTTCAATAAATGGATCAGAACCACAAGCAATAAATATAACAACGGCAAGTATGCCCCTACATTTAGCTAGGACGAAAAAGGATAGGATATGTAGTATCATGTTCCAAATGGCAACACAAGACGAAATAAACGGCTAATGACAAGAATACAACTATCTACTGGTTTTATTGATTTACCTGTTAATACTGATTTTCCTATTGACTTATCCTTTGCGGAAATCACAAAGAATGGGTCTCGGAGTGGTGGCTTTTCAAGGTCATTAGATGTTGACGGCTCAGGTAATAATAGTGAGTTGTTAGGGTTGTTATTTGATATTGACTTAACAAATGACACGTTTAACCGTAATAAAAAAACGGAAGCATTTGTTATTCAGGATGGCGTTGAGGTGTTTGGTGGTTACATTCAACTCCTTGAAATTGTTCGAATAAATAAAGTTAGAGGTACTAATTTCAGAAATGTAAAATATAAGATAAGCGTATTTGACGAGGTGTCTAATCTCTTTAATGAGATGGGTGAGAAAGAATTGACTGAGCTTTCATTCCCTGAATTTTCACATGATTTCACACGTTCAAATATTATCGCTTCTTGGTCAAATACTGAGGGTTATACTTATCCGCAATATGCGAAATCGGATAACATCTATACGCTGAGAGATTTCAAACCAGCCATTTACGAATTTGAATACCTAAAGAAAATATTCTCATCAAATGGATATTCGTTTGATTTCGATCAATGGGATGATTTGGATCTTCGTTTTGACCAACGTATTATTCCATACAACGGAAAGCAAGGTGACGATACTATCTCTCAATATTTGAAAGAATCTTACACGGTTAGAGGTGAGATGTTGGGCAATAATTATGTATTAGACTCAACTAATTTGCCTATTTATCCTGTTGGATGGTTGCCAACAATCAACTATCTGAACGCTGCAAGTATTAATACTTATTGTACCAACGCTGGGAGCAAGGTTGTTTTAGACACTTTATTTCAAGATGCTGAAAATCAATACAATCTTGGAACGGGTGTTTTAACTAATAAAGCTGGTCAAGGACGTATCTTCCAAATACTAACATCTTACGACTATTCTATTCAAGCGAAAGCAAGTGACGGGTTAGCATGGAAATCAGTTACAACGGGGGCTTTGTCCAGATGTGAGGTTAAATTAACTTTGGTCGCTCAATCGATTGGCAACCCCGACAAGGTGGCGTTTATTGATGCTGGGCAAACGGTTGTTACTTATACGAATGGAACGGTAAATTATGGTGCTGGGCTTAGTTTGTTAGGTAGTGGTACTCAAGCTTCATTTTGTAATCTAGGTATTTTTAATGCGTTAGAAGAGTTCGATGTACATTGTATAGTAGTAGCGAAATACTTTAACGGGCTTGGTGCACCTGAGGAAATGGAAATGCAGATGATGTCATTGAATAGCACATCTGTTGTATCATTGTCTTTAGCTACTGAATTCCTAGGCAATGCAAGTGGGCTACCTATTCGTTTAGATTTTGACATAAATATAAGCAATCTACAATTCAAAGCTATTCCAGATGTAACCGAGTTGACATATGGAAGTAATGTTGATGTATCGCAATTTATACCCAAAAAGATAAAACAACGGGATTTGATTAGTGCAATTTCAAAATCTTACAATTTGATATTTTCCCCTGACCCTGATAACGATCGAAATATTATTATCAAAACAAGGGATAAATATTACAAAGATGGAGGCGAATGGGATTGGACTGATAAGTTCCAAGAAGCCCAAGAAAATTCAATTACCTTTCTTTCGAACGATGTTAAAAACAAGCAAGTTTACAGATATAAAGGAGATAAGGATACTATTAACACATCATATCAAAATGAATTCTCGGATACTTTCGGTCAATCATCAATCGTTTTAGACAATGAATATGCCGTTGGTCAAGATAATAAAGAATTACTTTATTCACCAACGCCAAGTGCATTAAGTGGATTGAATATTTTGATGCCATGTATTAATGGAATGAGTCCGGATAACAACATTCGTGTACTGCTTCATAATGGATTAGGAACAACGAATAGTTATGCGTTTTATGATGACGTTTTACCATTTGATTATGCCCTTGACTTTGTGACGGAATACAATAAAACGTCAATGTTTGACAATGACTTAGTACCTAACTTTTCATTATGTTTTGACGCTCCAAAAGCATTGTTTCACGGATTGCAAACAGGACAAACGACTAACTATTTATACACGTTGCACCACCAACA